TTAGATAAATTGGCGGAAATACTCATTAATTTTATCATCACTTTTTTTCAGCATCTTCTTAGTCACGTGAGCGTAAATTTCTAACGTGATGTTTATGTCGGAGTGACCAACTCTCTCCATAATAACAGGTAAATCAACTTCAGCTTCAACTAACATCGTGATGTGAGTATGTCTCAAGATATGAGTGCCACGAGCATCTTTAACGTCATAAGCTTTGTAATTCTTATTAAATACAGCTCCAATCGTGGAAGCACGAACGGGTTGAGTACGTATTCCTGTAAAGACTAAGTCGCACCATTGTGATTTATCGTCTCTAATCCCGATTAATTTCTCTTTATTGTATTGCGCCTTCATTTTCTTTAGCGTAACGGCCAGATCATCGTTAAAAGAAACAAGTCTATCCGAGTCTTCTGTTTTCGGCGGAGTAAATTCAAATCCACCTTCATCAGCATCTTTCTCAAACAACGTCTTGTCGACCTTCAGCACCTGCTTTTTTAGGTCGATGTCTCCCCAAGTGAGTGCTAACACCTCGCCGATGCGTAAACCCGTAGAAAGCATTGTGAGGGCGATTGAATAGGCGTTTCTTCGTCCGGATGATTTCACGCCTTTCAGAAATTCTTGAATTTCTTCTTTTTCCAAATACTTCTTTTTAGATTTTGAAAAGCTTTGCGACTCTTTAGTGGCTTTTGGCGTTACAGTATCCTTGACGATGTTTTTTTCAATGTAGTCATTTCTTTTCGCAAAATCAAACATCAAATTTAAAGCGGTACGAGTTCCTGCGATGTGATGTTTTGATATTCCTGTATCACGTCTTTCTATCAAAAAAGCTTGAATATCGTTGATTTGCAGTTTTCCTATGAAGTGCTTTCCGTGCTTGTCAATAAATGGTTTCATCGCTACCACTCTAGTTTTCACCGACGATGCTTTAACGGTTTCTTTATAGACATTCAGCCACTCGTCATAGACTTCCTGCACGACTCTTTTCGTCGTTTGGCGCTCTTTCGATAACTCGTCAGAGGCAAGTTGCGCCCTGCGCACGGCTTCCTTTTTTGTATCTCCACGACGTGTTATTTGCCGGCGTTGTCCTGTTAGTGGGTCCGGCGTAGCATCTGTAGTACATGACCACTTACTATTTTTCAATGTTCTACAATACATATTCATTTCTCCTTTCGAACTTTAAGTATACTAAAGAATGTACGTTCGTTTTTATGGTTAAAAGAAAAGCCCCAAGTGGGGCTACATTCATTTTGAATACAATTGACTTAATGATGATATAATGATATCAAGGAAGGTGATATAAGATGATGAACAAGTTAAAAAAAGTTATAGATCAAACTCAAAAAGAAATGTCCCAGTTGAATGAAGAGTACGAAAAAATGACAATTCAAAACAATGCTAAATCATCACATATAAAATCATCAATATCCTCAAAGTCAAAAGTGTTTAATGAGAACAAACATAGAAGATCTAAACACTTTGATTTTATTCGTAATAAATAGCAATAGGAGTTACTAGTAAATCACCCTCAGATATAATATTGAAAGACCCTAATATTATATCAAGAACCATGGTAGGAATAACATCTAAATCATTCTCTTGAAACAATGGTGTGTTAAGGCCATTGTGAACCAACTTTTTAGCACCGACTATTCTTACTAAGTATTTTACCTGTCTACTTTTATTTACCCTGAAAGTTAGCGATTCAACAGATTCTCTGAGAAACTCTTTCTTCAGTAAACCTATTTTATTATTAGTTTTAATTATAGTTAAATTTTCTAATAGGATAGATGCGAAAGAACTTAAATTATTTAGGTTTTTCATCATTTCAATCGTGGGCTTGGCAGATTCGTGTGCCTCAACGACAGCTTCTGCGGTTTCTATTAAACTACGTTCTTTGGCAGTAGGTTTAGCCTTTTTGACAATTTCCTTCGCGGACTTAAGGGACATCCCCGAATTACTTACCCCAAACAACATTATTTTCTCAATGGCGGAAGGATCCACTGATTTTTTGATAAGATCAAAGTCGTAAAATCGAAAAGTAGATTCCCCTAAATGCAAATCGCCTTCTTCGAAAATCTCATCTTCAACAAGTAGATCCTTTTCATTAAGTTTCTTCGTTAATAATTCTAAGGCGTAATCATGAAATGCTTTATTCAATATATCCTTCTGACCTTCCAAGATGGTTTTTGATAAATTTTCACTTTCGTTTCCGTTATTACCCAAAGAAGTTCTCAGTCTTAAACTTCCACCTGGAAAAATACCAGTACCCACCTTCAAATCTCCGGTCACCCCAGCACTTTTCCCTCGTGTAGATTGTATTGATTCACTTTCGGATTCTTGGTCAGAACTTTCCAAAGAAAAACTTTTAACTAAACCTTCGTCTAACTGAGCGAGCAACGAGTTCATGAGTTCAGTGTCCAAATAGATAATTTCCTTCATCTATATCTCCTCCAAAAATTATTATGAAAGCCCATGGAAGGGCAAAAATCCCAGTAATTAAATCCCGCACCCCTAGTAAAATCCACACATCACCACAAACAGACTAATATACCCACTAACTAGGTAAAAAAATACGATAGGTGAGGGGACCGTGTTAAATCATGTAATCATTCGCAACCGACACCATCTCCATCACGATCAAGATGTTTTGCATACCCTGGATCACCGCGATATACAGGATCGGCTCCTGCAGCTCTAACAGCTGTACAGTTCTTATAATAGACATTTGCGCTCTGTTGAGAAGTGCCGGCTGATGAGGAAGAGCTTGAGCTACCACCAGATGAACTTGCGGTTGAAGTAGCGCTCTTGCTCGCTACCTGATTTTTCAAGCTATCAACTTCGGTAGCAAAAGTTGTATTAGTTGCTTTCAAGTCGGCGATTTCTTTCTCGAAAGCTTCAGTCTTTTCTTTATGTGCTGCTTGCTGATCTTTTAGCTCTTTATCTAGGTTGTCCGAATCGGATAACTTCTTGTTTAAATTGCTTAATTCCTTATTCACCAAGTCATTGCTCTCTTGAAGTTTCGCGTTTGTCGATTTCAACTCTTTATTCTCAGCAACTAATACAGTGTTCTTTTCAAGAGTCTTATCTAATGCGTCCTGAACGCTTGTATCAGTTAGGGAGCTACCGATTCCAACCAATGCGAATCCTCCAATTAAAGCCGTGTAGAATTTCTTCTTTGGTAATGTGCGTAATGGATTTTTTCTTTTACGTATAAAATGATAAGCAAGATAAACTAGCGCGAAGAAAAACATCAGTGAACCTATTGTTGTTATAAATTCCATATCTACACCTCGTTTCGGATTATTCTATTTGGTTGAGTTTAAAAGAAAAGCCTTGGATAGGGCAAGGGAGTCAAAGTCTTGACAACTCCACTGTTAAACCTTCTCAAAAACTTCGTATTTAGCACTACCATTTTGATCTTCTTTAATTACATAAATAGTACGGTCTTCATTGTGTAGTAATATTGTATTTTCATTGATCATGTAATCTAAATAGAGGGAACACTCCGGTTTAGTTGCTGTAGATTCCTTATATAAAAAATTTACTTTTCTATTTTTGGATAAGATATAAGTCAGAACTATGATGGAAATTATTAATGTAAATAGAAAGGATGAAAGTAATTCCATAAAGCTAAAGCTACTGGATTCCAATGAATTACTTATGACAAACGAATTAATAAGGGCATTCAAAAATACTGCCGAAACAATCGCGATATCCTTTAATCTATTTGTTATCAATCCGTAACGATTTTGTTTTATATTGACATAGAAAATAACAAGGATTTCAAGCGCAGCAATATTAAGTACAAATAATAACAAGAATATCATAATGAATAATATGCCAGCTAAGTAAATTGATTTAAAAATCTGGATTTCATTTGATACTATAGCAAGCATTATTTGTAGATAAACTAAAAAAGCAGTCGATATAATTAATTGGGCTACGAATTTAGACACTTGTAATCGAGAATGTTCAGTTTTGTGATGAAGTTTAATATCGAATGCTTGGATACTAAGACTTCGTACAATGAATCGAACCCCAATAGTTAAAATAAATAATAATAATGCAAACAGTATAAAGTTCATTACGTTTTTAAATTCATTTGGTAATTCGGTGTATTTTTTAACTAAGTCGAATATTCCACTTAATATTTTTGGTAAATCTTCTAAGTTTGAATATTGCATTGTAAAGGAATTAAAGATGTTCATTTTCCACTCCATATCTAAATAATTTTATGTTTCTTATCATTAGCCTTGCAAATGTACTAGTGACTGTAGAGCAGGGGAGTCAAAGTCCCAACAACTCTTTTTTCTTCACGTCATACTCATCTTGGGTGATGGCTTCTAGGTCTAGCAATCCCTTGAATTTTAACAGTTCATCTGCAACCGTTATAGGAGGGGTGATAGTTTCTTTTTTGTTATCTTTTTGTTTATCGCAGATTAACTGGAATACTGATAAACACTCTTGCGCTGCGCCTTCAATTGTCTTGTAAGTTAACCCATCTTTTTTGGTTTTTGTTTCAATGAAATTTATATATACAACTGGATTATTCATGTCGTTAATAGTCACCTTGAGTCTGAGACTACTACACACATCCTTTGATTTTCTTTTCCCAGTAACGCCACCTACAATAGCGCCAACGCCACCGAATAAAGCACCACCAACTAATGCCCTGCCTAGTCCACCAGTAGCAATAGACTCTCCATCTTCTAATAACTCGAAGTCAACAATATCACTATAGTTAAAAGTAGACCACGAATTTAACGTAGCCCATTTTTGTTGCACTTCATCAAAAGCCACAAAATTACCTATCTGCTTAGATGAAGTGAAATTATCAGCTTCTTTTTGTAAATCTTCTCTCGCCACTTTTATCAATTGGATTCTTTCTTTTATTTCTTCAACAGTTGATTGCTCTATTGTTTCTGTCAACACCAAATTAGCTTCCGTAACAACGTGTTTCGCGCAAACTTTTATACCGTCTTTCAATGTCGATTTCAAAAACGTTAACTTTTGTTCGCAAATAGGACATACTTTTTGTTTTTCCTTTGCCATTATAAATCCTCCGTTTCATTACATCAGATTTAACTTACTTTAAATTTTATCTAATCGTAAATATCAAAGAACATTCCGTAAATTCTTTAGGTGCGAAACCTCTTCGGGTACACCGTATATATTGGCAATCTCACAAAGTGTTAGGTTTTCATCTTTATGTTCGTATATCGTGTAGTCGGGAAGTAGCAATTCGACAGCGAAGGTGTTGGCTTCGATTTCAATTCTTTCTATAGAGAAAAACGTATTCTTCTTTAAAAATGGTGTATTCGCTTCTGGGTGTAGGATTGCATGTCCCAATTCATGCGCGCATACAAATCTACTCAAAGTTTCATTGATATCCTCATTAATATGAATAAACTTTATTCTTTTATAAGAATTGTAATAACCGAGAGCGCTACCCAAACGTTCATGGATAACTACAATCCCTTTTTGCTTAGCAATTTCAAAAGGATTATTAGTAGCGTATTTTTCGATGTGTTTAACAACTTCTTTTTTAGGCAACCAACTTCACCCCTAATCGGTTATTTAATCCCTATACTTTATAGGGGTGAATTTTTGTTTGGCTATCCGTTTAGCTAAGCGCAAAGAGTTTTCTAGTGACGCTTTTAGAAGTTCTTTATCTTCCTCATCCATATCATCCATCGAATGACCATCATACGCGGAGTATCCATCTTTAGATTCAAGGTTATTTATCATTTTTTCTAAATCGACAGTTATGTCTCGCTCATCTTTGGCTGTAAGTTCTGGAAGCTTTGAATTCCAGTCTGACTTTGAAGTTTTCGTTTTTCCTAATAAATATTCAGTAGAACAATTAAGGACGTCAGCCAGTCTGGCCACATCACTAGAACTGAGATCGGAATAACCCCTTTCCCAATTCGAAATCACTTGGGGAGAAACATTCACAAGTTTAGCTAGTTCGATTTGCGTGTATCTGTTTTCTTTTCTTTTTACTTTTATTCGTGATCCAATCTCCATAATTGTCTCCTATATTTCATATTTTGTTTATCTAAGAATACTAATAACTAACGTTAAAAGATATAAAACTAACGGTATATGAGAATTACGGAAATAAAACAGTTGACATTAACGGAATACGTTAGTATAGTGTTGAATAACGGATAACGTTAGTTTTTGGAGGTGGTTAGGTGATACACGAAAATTTAAAGAAGATTCGTCTCGCGAAGGGTATGACTCAGTTGCATTTGGCGAAGAAGTTAGGTATCAGCAACATGGCGTATAGTCGCATGGAGAGTGGAAAAACCAAAATAGATGCCGAAATATTAAAGGTCTTATCAAAAGAATTAGATGTTAGAGTTGAAGTTTTTTTTACTAACGAACTAACGGAATCCGTTATTATTGAGCTTGCAATTGATGAAGTCGTTTAAAAATATGTACCTCACACCCAGCAACGAAAGTTCGAACGAGCGGAGTCGGCCATGATCTTCTTCTATAGAAGGGAGCCACGCCAATTGGTTACGCCAAGACTTCGAACTTTGATTGGTGGGTGTGAAGGATAAGAAGGGAGGGAGTGGAATGTCAGAAGTCATCGTAACCACTGCAACGGAACTGGAGAAGTTCCTTGATGCTGCAGTGGATCGGGCGGTTAGTAAAGTGACGCAAAAACGCCAGCTACCAATCTTAATGACTTTAAAAAGAACGGCGGATGAACTTGGTGTTAGCTACTCGACGGTTTATCGGGCAAGTAAGATTCGAGGTTTTCCTGTAAATCATGATTTTGGGCACGCGATGGTCGTGTCGGATCAGTTGCTCGAATGGATTAAGAGTCGGAGCAATTATGATTTGGTTTACAACTTTGGCAGTTAGTTAGACTCATAAATCATCTATATAGGAGGGAATTTAATGAATCAATTACAAACTTTTAAAAATGACTTGTTCGAAGTCGGTGTCACATTGGAAAACGGAGAAATTTTATTTGAAATCGAACATGTCGCAAGGTGCTTAGGTCTTACGGAAATGAAAAATGGCATGGAATATGTCAGATGGAAACGGGTTAATAATTATCTTCCTAGCAATTCTCCACAAGTGGCGAAAGGGGATTTGATCCCCGAAGCGCTTGTTTACAAATTATCTTTTAAGGCATCTAACTACTTGGCGGAACGATTTCAAGATTGGTTAGCGATTGAGGTCATTCCTTCTATTAGAAAGACAGGATCTTATCAAGTTGAGCAACCAAGCAGCACGAAACTTCTATTACAAGCAGCACTTGAACAAGAGGGACGCATTGAAGTAGTTGAAACGGACGTGAAGTATTTGAAAAATCACATGCGAATCAACGGAGCGCAAGAGTACAGAATCAACAAGAACGGCAGAGGCAAAGTCGTTGAATGCTTAGACGGTAAAGATTCCAAAGCTTACAAGGAAATCAGTAAGGTGATTTTCTCGCAGTTTTGGAATGAATTCAAGAAACACTTTGAGATTCCTAGATACGGAAAGTTACCGAAGGTTCGTTTCGAGGATGCGATCCAGTTCATTGAGGAATGGTCACCGGATACGAGTACTAGGCTCGAAATTAAAACGTTAAACAGTCAACAACATTTAAGACTGGCTGAATAAAGCGAAGAGGGGCGGGCGAGCCCCTTGTTACACGGAGTTCTCGAAGCGCGGTATTTAGAGGGTGTAGGAGGGGTCTCACCTACAGGTTAACTATACAACTAGATAAAGAGATTCCCTATGTCAATTTGACATAAAAGGGAGGTGAGGGAATGGAATACGGAACAATTTTAAAAGCTTGCCGTGAACGAGCGGGATTCAACCAAGAAGAATTAGCGCACGAACTACATATACAACAGGCTGATGTGTCGAGATTTGAGAACAGCAAAAAGGAGCTACACATGGGTTTGTTTCAGAAGTGGGCCGAAGTTACTCATTCACAAGATGTCCTAGTCGCTTTTATATGTGGCGTAGACGGATTGGTAATCTTAGCAAACGTATTAAGCACGATGGGTAGCGCAATAACAGGATTTATTAATTTCTTAATCTAGGAGGTAGACAATGAAAAAGTTTTCAGAAGAACTACACGAACGATATGCAGCTGTAATAAGTTTGAGGATTGCATTCAAGAAATTAAATGAGGGCGACATTGACCTGGCACTACATAGAGCAGAAGATGCAGTCCGATCGTTGAAAGCGTTACAGGAAATAAAAAAAGCCAACTGACACAGCAATGTCAGCCGGCGAACTTTTGAAAATCAACTTATCGTAATTATACCACAAAAGGGAGCGAATAACATGGCGAACAAGCGAAATAGACAAAAGCAAATAAATTCATCTAAAACGTTAGAGGGGTATGAAAGACGTCTGCTTCAAGAAATAAGGAAATCGGAAGATGTTATCAAGAATCCAAGAACGGCAGATATACAACGAAATGCAATGAATAGAGTGGAATTGTTGAGGGGCGTACACATGGATTTAAGAAAGTATTATTTTGATCTATAAACGACTGGAGCCTTGGCTCCTATCAAGAAGCCTGGGAGTCATTGAATGATTTCCTCCCAATCGAGCTGGTTACTCGAACCCGTTCCCGGGCTTCTTGATGGGATTCAACCATTAGAAAGGAATGATGAAATGAAAAAGTTGAACGTGTACTTCTTCGGTGAAGAACAGATCCATCCGTCAGACGCACGTTGGTTCTATGGAACGCTTAGTGGTGCGTCATTACTGACTTTGGTTCTCTGGGTGGTGACGTTATGAAACAAAAAACGTGGGAGTGGGAAATCAGACTGGTGACAGAGTCGGATCCATACATCATCCACACGAACAAAGACAGCGCCTTGGTTGCAATGAAACAGTTCGAAGAAACATGGGGAAGCGGTTTGAGTGTTTATACACTTCGAAAGACTGCTGAAATCATACGGTACGACGAAGCAAAATAAAAAACCCGCTGTAGAAGCAGCGAGTTCGGGGTTCTGAGAAATTCTATTACCGCTATTTTAGCGCAGAATCCCAAAAAACACAAGGGAGGCAACAATGATGAAAGAAGTAAAACTGATGAATTTAACGCTTAAAAACTTCAAAGGAATTAAGAAATTCGACCTTGGTGCAGACGGGATGGACATTACCGTATTAGGTGACAACGCTACTGGCAAGACATCGCTCTTTGACAGCTTCGTGTGGCTCCTATTCAACAAAGACAGCAACAACCGTGCGGACTTCGCAATCAAAACACTAAAAGACGGCAAGGAAATCAACAACCTAGAACATGAAGTTGAAGCTATTTTCCGTGTTGACGGCAGTCCTCTCACTTTACGAAAAGTATATGCAGAGAAATGGACGAAAAGACGTGGATCCGCAACAAAAGAATTCTCGGGCCATGAAACGAATTATTTCATCAACGGTGTTCCGTCTAAAAAGGGTGAGTACCAATCGAAAGTCGATTCCATCGTAAAAGAAGACGTGTTCAAGCTTCTCACATCTCCCACATTCTTCAATGAAAATCTTAAGTGGCAGGACCGCAGAGCTACGTTGCTTGAAGTATGCGGCGACATTGAAGAGGAAGATGTTCTTGCATTCAACAGCGCGCTGAAAAACCTTCCTACCATCTTGAAAGGTCGCACGATTGAAGACCATCGGAAGATTATTGCTGCACGTCGGGCTGAAATCAATAAAGAACTTGACCGCATTCCTGTACGAATCGACGAAATCAACAACTCATTACCGGAAGTAAATATTGACGTTCCTTCTATAGAAAAAGAAATTGCTTCAATCGAAACGAAACTCGATGAAAATGCCACTCAAATCAACAACATTAAAAACGGCTCTGCCATTACTGGTAAACAGAATGAATTAAGGCAGGTCGAAATGGATCTTGAGTCTATCAAGCGTGACTTAGAATCCGAGTCGGTTGAAAAAGGATACCAGGTGCAAGCGAAGATTCAAGAAGAGCAATCGAACATCGCAATTTTAAAACGTAAAAAAGATGAAGCAGAACACCGAATTAAAATATTGGAAAAAGACGTGGTTAGCTTTGACGAAAAACTTGTTGAGCTACGAGAAAGATGGACTATTGAAGACGGACGCGTGCATGAACATTCAGCAAATAGTGAGTGTCCAACTTGTAAGCAATCCCTGCCAAGCGAAGAAATTGAAGCCGCTAAAGAAAGTGCGCTTGCAGCATTTAACCTTAACAAGTCAAACCAGTTGGAGAGAGTTAGCGCCCAAGGAAAATCCATTTCAGAAGATAAAACGCAAACGATTGAACAAATTGAAAAATTGAAAGCGACAGCAGCATCTCTGCAGTCTGAAATTGAAGTAAAAGAGAAAGTAGTATCTAAACTAACACTCGAACTAGACACGCTTAGAACAGCCGTTAAAGATGCCCGTCAAGATCCTAAATATCAATCCAAATTGCAAGAACAAGCGAAGCTGAATGAAGAAATTAAATCACTCAATGAAAATGCCGAGGAGTCCATTGTAACTGTCGAAAAAGAAGTGGTGAGTCTTCGTACCAAACGCACTGAACTCAATACCCAAATAGCACAGCAAGCGCAAGTGGTTGCTTCTGAAAAGCGTATCGCTGAACTCGAAGAACAGCAAAAAGAGCTGGCAACTGAATTCGAGAAGTTGGAAGGCGAACTATTCCTTACAGAAGAATTTATCCGCTCGAAAGTTGAATTGCTTACTGAAAAGATTAACTCGAAATTCAAGTATGCCCGATTCAATCTCTTCAAAACGAACATCAATGGTGGTATTGAGGAAATCTGTGAGACGACGTTTGACGGGGTGCCATATTCAAGTGGTCTGAATAATGCAGCGCGTATCAATGTAGGCATCGACATCATCAATACACTGACTGAGCATTTCGGAATTAGAGCTCCTATCTTCGTTGACAATGCCGAAGCAGTCACTCAATTGATTGATACGGATTCACAGTTGATCAGTCTGGTTGTTTCTGAAAAGGACAAGCAGTTGCGGATTGAGCAGAACGGATCTACAGAGAATCAAACAATCTTAGATTTGGAGGTTGTGTAAATGCGCGAAACAGTTGTCATTAAAGTCGAACGCTACGAAGATCGTGACGGTTGTGGTCGTGAACAGTTATTGGTGAATGGTAAATCTGTTATGAGCGCCGGACCACTTTGGGAATGTCCAGAGGATGCGACGTTAGAAAGGGATTTACTTGGTCCGAGCAACTTTGTACATCTTCTTGAAAATATTATCGAGAACCATAATGGCAAACAAATAATATTCGAGCATGAAGAAGTGGAGGAATTTTAAATGACAACTAACCAACTACAACAAAACCAAAGCCAACCACCAGCTGAATCAAATAAACAAAATGCAATCGTAACTAGGGTCGCTGAAAAAGTTCAGAGCATGGTTGCCAACAATCAAATCAACATTCCAGAAAATTATTCAATCGTCAACGCGGTTCAAGCAGCTTATTTCAAATTAACAGAGGTAGATTTCAAGAAGAAAACATCATTAATCGACAGCGCAACAACGGAGAGTGTCGCATTCTCCTTGCAAGACATGGCAATCCAAGCATTAAGCGTCGCAAAGAACCAAGGTTACTTCATTGTTTATGGCGACAAAATGCAATTCACTCGATCTTATCACGGTACACAAGCGGTAGTTAAGCGCATGAGCGGTGTTAAGGATATATGGGCCAATGTTATCTGGAAAGGTGAAACGTTCGATGTCGAATACAACGACCGCGGGCAACTAGCCTTTAAAGCGCACCAAGTGGACTGGAAAGCTGCTACAGGAAATAAAGACGACATAGAAGGTGCTTATTGCATCATCGAGCGTGACGACGGCGTTCAGTTTTTGACAGTTATGACAATGGATGAAATCAAAACATCATGGTCGCAATCGAGCATGGCGACAGTGCAAAACAAGTACCCGCAAGAAATGGCGAAAAGAACCGTCATTAACCGCGCTTCCAAGGCGTTCATTAACACTTCTGATGATAGCGACTTGTTCATTGGGGCGGTTAATAGGACGACTGAAAACGAATTTGAAGAAGGTCGTAAAGAAATAAATCCGGAGTACGAAATTCGACAGAATGCTAATACCGAGGAATTGGATCTTGAGCCTGTCGATATGAGCATCCCGCATTATCAAGCCGTAGAGCCGAATCTAGTATTAAAGCAAGGAAAACTAGAATTTGAGCAGGTGGTTGAAGAAAAAGAACCAGCCACTACGAATGGCCCGGGCTTCTAATGATTGAAATCAAAACACTCGCAACAGGAAGTACGGGGAATTGCTACTGGATCACAGACGGCATAACCCCCCTCCTCTTGGAGTGCGGGATATCGTTCAAAAACATACAGAAGGCACTCAATTTCAAGACTTCGGACATTACGGGCGTCTTGGTAACCCACGAGCATAAAGACCATTGTAAAGCCGTCAGTGAGGTTGCAGACCGTGGTTTGAATATCTACATGTCACCAGGAACAAAAGAAGCAATTGGAATCAATCATCATCGAATCAAAGCAGTCGAGAACAAGAAGCAGTTCAAGCTCGGTACATGGACGGTGTTGCCGTTTGACGTTCAGCACGATGTAAGTGAGCCGTTCGGCTTTCTACTCGCTAACGAGGCGGGGGACAAGCTCCTGTTTGCTACAGATACCTATTACATCAAATACAAGTTTCAAGGTCTCACTCACTTAATGGTCGAGTGCAACTACTCTCAAAAGATATTGAATGAAAACGTAGATAGCGGACGGATCCATGAGTTTTTACGAAAACGAGTAGTGAAGAGTCACTTTTCTTTAGAAAACATGCTTGTGTTTTTGAAAGCTAATGATCTATCTAAAGTTCAGGAGATTCATTTGCTGCACCTTTCGGATTCGAATTCAGATGAAGCTGTGTTCAAAAAAGCAGTACAGGAACAGACAGGGAAGCTCGTATTCGTTCCCTGACTTAGATGGGGAGGAGGTACAGAATTGGGTGGCTGGATTAAATTTCACAGGAAGATACTAGACAACGAGATATGGCAGGACGTGACCGCTTTCCGGCTCTTTACACTGTTATTACTTAAGGCCTCTCACAAGGACGGCATGAAGACGAGAGGCATTGAAGTAAACCGAGGGCAGTACCTCCGAGCCTATTCAAAACTAGCAGAAGACTTGGAATATATGGAGGGCAGAGGCTATAAAAAGGTCTCAAAAAGCACTGTTGAAAGGAAAGTTAAGAAATTAGTTGATGCATCTATGGTGTCTGTTAGCGAGACGGTTAGTGGGACGCTGTTTACCATCACTAAATACGATGACTACCAAGGGGCGGACGACGTTAACGAAATCACTAGCGGGACGGATAACGAGACGAACGTGGGACGAACTCGGGACGACCGCGGGACGAACGTGGTACAAGAACAAGAACTAAAGAACTTAAGAACTAAAGAATTAAAGAATAAAGATATAAAGAATAGTCATAAACAAGTTTATGACGAAGATTCTCCACCTTTCATTTTGGCTGATTTCTTCTACAAGGAAATCTTGAAGAATGATCCAAAGCGAAAAGAACCTAACTTACAAACTTGGTCCGATGATATTCGGAAAATGATTGAACTTGATAAACGAGATAAAAAAGAAATTGGTGAACTGATGCGATGGGTGCAACAGGATGAATTCGAAAGAGCGAATGTCTTATCACCATCTAAATTGCGAACCCGTTATACTTCGTTGCTTCTGAAAATGAAGAATCCTAAAAAATCGAATGTAACGAGCATCAAAGCTCCAGTTTACGAAAGGAGTGTAACGGATGGAATCACCAGCAAACGTAATGAGCAAAATCCTAGCGCGTTCGGGAATGTCCGACTCTTTAAATAAACCTAGTCCGATACAGTGTGAGACTTGCGGGAAGGACAAGCCTCAGGAATCGATTAAGCATCCATTCAAAAATGAAATGCGTTGGGTGCATTGTGCCTGCCCTTGTGAAGTCGCTCAGAACAAACAGTTTTGGGATGACCAGAAGAAAGCGGAAAAGCGTATTAGGATTAACCGATTGTTGAAGCTTAGTAGCGCAATAGAGGATATCAAATCCATGACATTTGAAAACTTTCGAATGCGGAATGGTTCAGGACCGGCATACCAAGAAGTCACGTCAGCGGTCCAGGATTTTGAGACACGTGGGAAATTAGGCGTTTTTATCTTCGGTGAAACTGGAAACGGGAAATCCCACATCACTGCAGCTGGCGGAAATGAATTGATTGCGAAGGGTCATGCGGTTATCTTCATAACCGAAAAGGATTTGTTCAAACGATTGGAAGCGACGCGGAACTTCAACAACAAGGAATCGTTCGGTGAAATCATGGGAGCGTGCTTGGAGGCGGACTTGTTAATTTGGGACGATTTTATGAGTAGCCAAAAGCTTTCGGCTGATGAGAAAGATTGGATATTCCAAATTACAAACGGCAGGGAACGAGCGAATAAGCCCATATGGATGACATCCAACATCACACCGGAAGAGTTTGAGAGTGGCGAAATAGCTTTCAGACTGGACGACAAGGCCCGTACTTGGTGGCGGATCATCGGCAACATGAATTGCGCACTGAACTTGGCAACTAACTTGCGGAAGATTAAAGCGATGGCAAGGGCTTTAGGAATCAGCGTTGAGGAATATGAAAAACGTTTACAGGGGGAATAGGAATGAATTACGAAAAACTAAGTGATGCAGAACTAGTTGATAAATGGTATTTCAATAGCGTTGAAATGAAATCTATCGAAAAGTATTGGGAAAAACGCCACGGATTGAAGTTCCCTAACAAAAAGGAGGCTGAATCCAATGCCTAACCACATCATCAACAAACTAATCCTAACAGCGGGCGCGTGGAACAACACAGGATGCAAGGACAAGCATTTGGAACGACAATTCAACTCATTGCTCAACGAATTGCGGATCACGACAGGAACGACACCGGAGGGCGCTGTGAACATGCTCCTTGCTGAACTTGGCGAAGTGGAGGCGATGACGGCATGAAGATTGAAAGGGAAATCATTATTCAGGAACTTCGGGCAATGAATGTGCAGTACGGACCATTTGGACAAACGTTGCACCAAATGGACTATCGGTCTCTTGTTAGTTTACTAGCAGTGCAAAGGGCGGTGGCGGAATGATAAATCGTGTGGTTTTGGTCGGCCGTCTCACAAAGGATCCTGAACTGAAGTACACGCAAACAGGGATTGCGGTCACTCGTTTCACACTTGCTGTAAATCGTGCCTTTCAAAATGCCTCAGGAGAAAGAGAAGCAGATTTCATCAGTTGCGTCGCTTGGAGAAAACAGGCTGAAAACGTTGCGAACTTCTTGAAGAAAGGCAGTCTGGTCGGAGTTGATGGTCGTATCCAGACAGGCAGCTTCGAAGGTTCGGATGGAAAGCGCGTCTACACAACGGAAGTCGTAGCGGATTCCACTCAATTCTTAGAACCTCGTAGCAGTTCGTCAGAGGGTGGACAAGCACCGAGAGATACGAATACTCCAAGTTACACGCAAGGCGCTCAGAATCGAGCGGAAACGACATCAGAAGATCCATTTTCGACGGATGGTGGACCTGTAGAGGTATCGGATGATGATTTGCCATTTTGAAGGGAGGGGAATTCGCATATGAAAAGCATCGAGTTGTTCTCGGGGATTGGTGGAATTGCCCTTGCTGCTGAATGGGCCGGAATAGAAACTGTAGCTTTTTGCGAACAAGAGCCATTTTGTCAGAAAGTATTAAATAAACATTGGCCAGACGTTCCTATCTTTGATGACGTTTGCACACTTAACAGAAAAGTTCTTGAAGAAAAAGGAGTGATTGAACCAGGTGGGACAGTTGACATTATTTCGGGAGGTTGGCCATGTCAACCCTTCGCAACCGTTAATAGAAACCGAAAAGGAAAAGAGGATGAACGTCATTTGTGGCCAGAAATGTTTAGGCTTGTCGACGAGCTCCGACCGACTTGGGTTGTTGGTGAAAACGTTGCAGACTTCTCCCGATCTGATGAACATGAACAAACACACAAAGACTTGGAAAGTATCGGTTACGAAACACAAACGTTCATTGTTGCGGCTTCAACAGTCGGCGCCCCGCACAGGCGGTACAGAACCTTCATTGTTGCCCACTCCGACAACCAGTCAGAATCACAAACCGATTTGACCATTGGCGCCGAGCGAGAAGAACGGAACGCATGGCGTGATCTTGCCAGGTGGTATCGGGCAAAGGCATCCGGAGCTTATTGGGATGCATATCAACCCGGAGTACCTGGAGTGGATGATGGGTTTCCCGGTCGGATGGACAGAAGTAAATTCTTAGGGAATGCTGTTGTACCGCAACAAATTTATCCGATTTTTAAAGCGATTGTTCAGACGCATTAGACAAAGTAAAGGAGATGAGAAAATGGGGAAATGCCCTTTTTGTAGAGAAGAATTAGAGTATTACGGTAGGGAGTATAGCAATACGGGGTTTAAGGTTTCGTTCGTTTGCAACAATAACGATTGTGAAGATGGAGAGGAAAAAGTGTTTTTCTCTTATATAGATTTCAGTAACCTCGAATGGTAAGGAGTTGCTTCACAGGCCGACCATTAAGTGCGGCAAGTCTATGAAACTTTGAAAGGGTGAGTACTGTGAACATTGAATGGCATTGGCAGCAGGAAAACGCAAAGTTACAGCAAGAAAATGCAGAACTGAGAAAGAAGTTTGCTATCTATCGTGCTAGAAAAGTTTTGAAGGAAAGAGCTACTGACGGAAAGATATTCACGAAAAAGCAGCTGAAATTTATCAAAGATAATGAGCTCGATTATCGCAAAGTTTATCGGTTAACTCATAAGTTGAACTCGGTCGGCGAAGCGTTAATTAGGGCATTGGAGGAGACAATTTGAATTTAACAACAGACGTTATGAAAAACGTAAACGCCGATGTGCTGAAGGAACGTGGACGTCAGAACAAAAAGTGGGGCTTGCAACGTTATGAATACAGTTATTGGTTAGCAATTTTAGGTGAAGAGTTCGGTGAAGTTTGCCAAGCGATTCAGCAAGGAAGTGTCGCCAGTAAAGATTCAGATGCGGATGATCTGTATACAGAACTGATTCATGTGGCTGCCGTTGCTTCTGCTATCGCGGAACAAGTGAGGGAGGAAAAATCCTTATGTCAAATTGCAAACGATGTAATAAACCGCTCAAAACAGTAAAGAGCATCGACATTGGTTACGGTCCTGTCTGTAAGAAAAAACAAGCTGCTGAAGATGCGGAGTTTGAAAGGATTCAAATCACGCTTGAAGAGGTTGTGGAATCGGGGGTGGCGGTTTGAGGAAAGCATACAGTCCATCCCATGCAAACCGCGGTGCGGTGCTCGAAAGATTGATAGACATGACAAATCAACAATATCGCAATAAGGGTGTTGCGGATATCCGAAAGATCCCGACGCCGGTTCAAATTACTAGTAACAAGGCGGGGAAAGTCACTGGGTACACAACGAAAGGCGAATGGGTTGATTACGTCGGTGTTTGTGACGGTAAAACAATTGTATTCGATGCAAAGGAAACATCTATTCGGACAAGTTTTCCGCTAGATAATATTTCAGAACATCAATACCAACTACTTTCCTCGTGGCGTAAACAGGGAGCGTGGGCGTTCCTACTCGTCCAGTTTACGAAACATGATGAAGTATACCTGTTGCCTGTCGGACTGCTAGAAAGGTACTGGGAGGACGCTAGGAAGGGCGGAAGGAAATCAATTCCGTATGAGGTTTTCATGATGGATTGCGAATTGGTTAAGTCAGAAAAAGGGTACGTGCTGCATTATCTTAAATCAGTTTAAGGGGATGAGGGTATGGGCGAATATTTCAAAACGACAGTAACGGGCATCGATGAGACCGACGTTAAAAGACGGGTAGCTGAACTGATCGTAAAGGGATTCGAGGTAGTTACAGAAGGATCAGAATCCCATACAGCGGCAATTTACAAACAGACAACTAGTATCGGTAAGTCGAAAAGGGCTTTTGTTGAGAGGGAAGAACGCGGGAAATACATTGTGGTTATGCGTCGGAGGAATGCGGTATGAACGGCGTGTGGCGTTTGTTGTATCGGTGGGAGAAGGACCAGCGCGTTTGGCTATATGAGCCTTTGTTACAAGAGGAATTGTACGACAAGAGGCAAGAAGGTTGGAAGTTGTGGAAGTGAATGGAGGGTTTTGAATGACAGTTATTCCGTTTTCAGAAGGTATCGTGGTCATCGTAACGGGCGTGCTGTTGATGCTGTCGGGGTATGCGTATGGGCGATTGAGTAAGTGATTGGTAATACCGAATTGACACAAAATGCGTAGTAGAGGGGTGAATGTCCATGTTTATACCACCAATTGAAAAATGCCCTCACTGTGCTTCAAACGAGGAATTCTACAGTAAGTTAACAATTACAGGTAGTACTGTTCTGTACCATAATTATGATGGTTCTGATGCCGAAAATAGCGGACTTTATGACGGTTTGAATGAAAAACAAAGTAAATACGCTTACTGTTCTAATTGTCATAAAAGACTATTTGGGATGTCAGAGCTTGAAGAAATCTAATACGCAGTACGACCATAAGGCGAAGGAGATAACCGAATGACCGCATATCAAGAAATAATCAAGCTATTACCTCAGTTACCGTTTGAGGTGCTGAAAGATATTGAAAGGCGTACCGGGGACTGGATGTGGAGCGGTGGCAATGAGGATGATCCGTATATTCATCAGCAGTTAAGGTATGCGAAGAGATTTGTGAAGGAGTGATAAGGATGGACAAGCCGTTGAATGGGGGCTTCGTTTGCTCAAAGCATCACATTGGATACATTACTCAATGCCCATCATGCGCTAGCGAGCAATACAAACATCCCTACTCGAAGAAGTTGGAAAAGAAAAAGCGGCAGTGGTTGAAGAAAAGGAAGTGACGAAGTGGTGCAGCAACTCACTATTTTCGATGCAGTGCCAGCAATAGCGTTTGAGCTTGGGGACATGGTTGAAGTCGTTGTAAACGTGGAGGAGAAAGAGATTGAGGATTATTACTATCTCAAATTGTATGAGGGGTCGAAGGGGCGAATTGTGAAGTTTTTATCTCTAGGGCAGTATGAGATTTTGTTTGCGAAGTCTAATCAGATTAGGATATTTCGGCATGAGGAATTGAGGAGGAGTGAGTAGGGATGGGTAAAACGAATGTGGGACGGTTGGAGCAGATAAAACGCCATTGGAGCAGCGACATACAAGAAGAATGGGATTGCGTTGATGGGACTGAGATTACTTGGCTTATCGGACAGGCTGAACGGGTGCAGGAGTTGGAAGGTCATTGCAAAAGTCTAACGGTTGAATGGCGAGACGGTGTGTTAGAAAACAAACGATTGCGTGAAGAAGTAGAGCAACTAGAAGGGGAGTTGAAAGAATGGGCGGATTTGATAGAGCCGACGTTGGATGTGTAAGGGTGAATGAAACTGCTGAAGAAAATCGCAGGATCCAACACATCGCTGAAAAGGTTAAATTCCTCAGAACGTTTGAAGGAATGAATCTGAAAGACTTGGCAGCGGGGTTGAAAATGTATCGTGAACGCATTATGAATTTAGAGATTGGCGTCGAAAGGGCAGATTTACAAGACGTCATTCGATATTGCGACTATTTTGGATTGGATTATGAAGGGTTTTTGTTTGATGCTTTTCCGGAGTTTAAAGCGGCTTATATAGCAGATAGTGAAAAGATGATGAGGGCGATTGGGTATAAGATTTGAGCAAATAAAAAAGACCAGATTCCTCCAGTCCCAGCAGACTGAATTATAACACAAGGAGGGGTCCTGGTGAATAAAGACATTACTTTTAATACGGATGCATTATTGTTAGGAATTGGTATAATGGAGCTACCAATGAACTGTGTGGTGGTTATTTCGGAGGGGATTGCGAAAGTGAGAGAGCTTCCGGAGCACGGTGAATATCGGATTGTTACGCATCAAGGCAAGATCAAACGGATGCGGAGGGAAGAGGGGGAAGAGTTTTGATTCGGGAAGTTCGAGAAGGCGAAACAGAAAAATTACAATATTTTTTGAACGCAGATAAGATATTTAAAAGGTTTTTACCTTTCATTGATGATGGTGTTAGGGCACCTTGGAAGGATGAATTTATTATCGAAATTCTTTCTTGCGAATTCAATGAGGAACAATTAGAAATGATAGTATATTTACTTGAAAAAGAAATAAAAGTTAAAGAATTTAATAGAACTTATTCTATCGCAACTTTAGCTGCTATATTTGCCTTGGCTTCTATTATATTCCCGATTTTAAGCGACGACCTTAAAGGGACTCTTATAGCTTTAATAATAGTGATAGGGTTAGCTTTTATTATTATTGGTATCTGGTTTAACTATGGTAAATCAGAGAAATCTTATAGGAATATTAACAAATTATTGATACTTGTTAGTGTAGCTAAAAAATACAAATCAAGATTAAGATAGTCCCCCTGGCCAACCAGAGGACGACGATGATTACAGCATTGCGCTGTTTCATTTGTTGTCCTCTTTTTTGTTGCCTTTTAATGATTACAACTTTTGTACCTAAATAACGAGAATTTCACAACCAGGAGGGGATTTCATGTTGAGTTGGGTGGATAAAATGGTACCGGAGTATATCGAGGGCAGGCAGGAAATGAAAAAGCGCGCGGATCAAGTGGACAGAAGCAATCCGATTGAAATGAATGATTTGAAGCAGTTCAATAGCATGATTGATAGCATGACTTATTCACTTGAATGGATGACTACTGGACGACAGCCGAACACTTATCGAGGGGTCGATGAAAAGGCTGTATATCAACGCAGGTCGTATGAAAATATTGATTTGATTCCGGATATCGCAGAGCAGTTGGAAGAAGAAAGTATTAATAAAAAGCACCTGTTTATGTCTCGGGAAGAGAAGGTGATTTTAGCGGATATTCTTTCATCGTTTTCGTTGAGAGAGCGGACATGTTATATATTACATGAAGGGCAGAAGATGAGCATGGCGAAGATTGCAGACGAACTTGGAATAACTAAAAGAAGCGTGCAGCAGTACATTGAGAGGGCTAGGAAAAAGGTGCAGGAAAAAGTTGCGTGACGTACGTTTGACGTACGGAGTCTGCATATATGAGGGGGAGAATAAAAGAGGGGGTGCGTGCGAGCGACATGAGCCCTCTTACCAGCCCCAATACATACGTGAGTTTTAACAATCTGGCCATATATATTTCGCAATACTTATCTATTGCTTTCTGATGTGCAAAGCCAGTAGCCTTATACATTAATTAAACAACTATTAACATTACCCATTGAATAGATTATACTGGTGTAAAAGATCTAAAGTGGTGATAGGATGGATAGGTATGATTTAATTGGATTAAGTGTAACAATATTAGGAACGGTGATCGGGATTGTAAGTTTTATTTTTACGATATACATAAGTAAAACAGCCACAAAAATTAAAAAGAACCTTTTGACGCTTCATATACAGAAAGAATATAAAAGGAGTAAAGAATCTATATTAAAAGAATTGGCTATTTCATATGAACTTGTTAAAGATGGCGGCTATATAGACTCCTGGAAAATAAATGAGATTTTAATTAATTTAAATGTTTATGGAAAAATACTATCAAGGAAGACTCTTAGAACAACTAGAAGACTTCAGAAATATAATAATTCAGTAGGAATAGGATTTAAAATTTTGAAGTTTACAGGCGAAGGAAACCGTGAAAAAGAAATAGGATTGTTATTATACAAATTAATTAGTGAATTACAGAACGACTTTAATGAAAAAGAAAATTTACTAGAGGTGATATTGAAATGACGTTAAATGACATTGACTTAGACTCTTTTATCAGGAAAAGCGAAGAAAAAACTTTAAACAATGCAATGAAATGGAATTCTGAAAATGGTTTGGAAAAAAACAAGTTTGTAGAACGAAGTGAGAACTACGAAAAGATAAAAAAAGTTTATACAAGTGAAAGTAAAAATGGAGACATCGTAGCTATAGGAAGTTTCGAGAAAAGGGTTTATTATAACGAGGATGATTATTCCTTTGAAGATATATATTTCATTTCCTTTTCTGATGAAAACTCTGGTGGATTCGTTACATTTATAAATGATGATAATTCGTCATTCAGTTTTCAAGTTAAGTTAGGTAAATTGCATAGAATTGTTCAACTCAAAACGAGTAAAGTCGCTGATAAACTAGATAGTTGGTTCGACTAATAGACTGACATTAAGCACCAGTAACGGTGCTTTTTCTATGCCTAAAAATAACGGAGGCGGACGATGATGTGCCAAACTGGGAAGAGATTCAGAGAGAATGAAAAAAGAGCGCGGCAATAAACCGCGCAATAATTAATAAAAACTATAGTTACCTTCTTTTAGCGCCTTAAGTCCCTCTTCCTCAGACGAGAAGGACTCTTGAGAAATCGTTCCGGGATTCGGGAAGCCTGATGTAATCTTCCATTCGCCATCAACGTTTTCGACAACACAGCCATTAATCATTATATTCACCACCTTGTTTACTTAATATCAATGTACATCATAATCTCTTTTATGAAAAATGCAGACTTCCGAAGGGTTTATTCTTATTGGGTAAGTGCCATGTAGATAAACTGGAGTAAAAATCAGACGGAATGGGAAACAACAAAAAATAACGCTTACTGCATTACTTTTCAATTAGAGGATTTACTCCTTATTTGGAGAATGTTGTCAGTAGGGGGTGAGAATGATGGAAATAGCTCAACGAAAAGAATTAAGAATTAAAAAGGTGAAAGAGTTATATGAATTCAATATCGAACACGCAGGAAGAGAAGCAACAATCAAATTTGAAGATCTCCATACAAACGAGCAAGACAAAGAAGAGCATTTGGCGTATGAATACCTCGCAGAAAAAGGATTAATTAGTTATACGGTAAGAGCAAGAAATATGTATGCTGCAAAGATAACTGCATACGGAATTGATTATGTAGAAGATGAAAAATAAGAGCATCCCTCTGGGGTGCTTTTCTTATGCCTAAAAATAAAGGAGGCGGACGGTGATGTGATGTGCCTAATTGGGAAGAGATTCAGAAAGAATGGGAAACAAGCGAAATATCATTTAAGGATTTAGCGGAAAAGTACGGTGTAAAAGATTCCACTATTCGTAGTAGGAAGAATCGTGAGAAATGGTCAAGAGGAAACGTGAAGCGCGACGCAACGAAAAATGCAACGCAACGCAAAAACGTTGCAACGAAAAAGGTAGTAATAGAAGCCGTTGTAGAGTCGGATGATCTAACCGATAAGCAGAGGCTTTTTTGTATTTACTACATTAAGTACTTCAATGCGACCAAGGCTTATCAGAAGGCTTATGAATGCGACTATATGACAGCTCAATCAATCGCCTACAGGTTGATGGGGAATGATGGAGTGAAATCGGAAATTCAAAGGTTGAAAGAACAACGATTGAATGAAGCTTACTTTGATAAATACGATGTGCTCCAAAAGTATAAAGACATTGCCTTTGCAGATATGACTGACTTTGCCGAATTTGGTTCAGAGGAAGTTGTTGCTAGGAATGAGTTTGGCCAAGTAATGACTGATGATGACGGAAAGGAGATTACCTACACCCATAACTTTGTGAACTTCAAAAATGCTGGTGAAGTTGATGGGACCATCATTACTGAAGTTAAAAAGGGTAAGGATGGTATATCGGTAAAGCTCGCTGACAAGATGAAAGCCATGGAAATGTTGGCGAAGTTCACTGATCTTCTATCTGACAACGACAAGAAACGATTGCAGGAAGAGAAGTTAAAGGCTGAAATCGTAAAGGTTAAAGCTGAAACAAACACTGATGAAACCGGTGAAGGCAAAACAATCATCGTAACCGGCGAAGATGAAATGAGGAGGGTTCTTGATGGCAAATCCTCAGACTAACGTCGTTAACATTCTTGATTTGATTAACACGAATTTCTATTCCTTTTGGTTGAACGACAAACCGCACAGTATATTAAGTGGCGGACGTTCTTCCATGAAGTCATCCGTTATCAGCTTGAAACTCGTTATCGATTTCCTCAATGACGATCAGGGCAATGTAGTCTGCTTACGTAAGGTAGGTAAATACCTCGCGGGTTCAGTTTACGAGCAAATCAAATGGGCCATTTATATGTTAGGTGTTCAAGATGAATTCATTTTCGGGAAATCACCGTTAATCATCAAACATAAACGAACGGGTACAGGCTTCTATTTCCACGGCGTTGACGATCCTTTGAAGCTAAAGTCTATGAATATTGCGCAAGGGTATTACATGGCGTTGTGGTTCGAGGAATTAGCTGAGTTCGCAGGCGTGGAAGATATTGACGTTGTTGAGGATACGTTCATTCGTCAAGATTTAGGCGATAAAAACGTCAAAGTCTATTACTCTTACAACCCACCTAGAAACCCTTATTCATGGGTAAATGAGTGGAAAGACAGCAAAGTTGGTAGTGAAAATTACTTCTTGCATCACAGTACTTATTTAGATGATGAAAAAGACTTTTTATCCAAGCAAATGATAGAGAAGATTGATAACTACAAAGAAAATGATGAAGACTACTGGAATTGGATGTATGGCGGTCTTGTTATCGGAATGGGCGACAACATCTACAATATGAATCATTTCCAACCGTTGCAGGAACTACCTAATAATGATCCGGTCATATTAATTGATACCGCAACAGATTCAGGGCATCAGCAGTCGGCAACTACTCACGGAGCCTTTGCACTGACGGCTAAGAAAAAAGTAATACTGCTGGATACGTACTATTATTCACCAGCGGGCAAGGTTGTTAAGAAAGCGCCTAGCGAGCTGTCGGATGAGTATAAAGAATGGCTAGATGAAGTAAGAAAGAAGTATAAAAAACAAGTAGATATGACGTCTATTGACTCAGCTGAGGGCGCATTGCGCAATCAGTTATTTAAAGACCACGGAATTAGGCTGCATCCAATAGCCAAGGGCAAAAAACTAGATATGATTGATTACGTTTACGACCTGTTAGCTCAAGGTCGTTTTTATTATTTAGAGACATCAAACAATCAAGTTTTTATTGAAGAGCATCGAAAATATCAGATGGATGCTGATTCACTTAGAACGGCTAATCCAAAGGTAGTCGAGATTGATGATCATACTTGCGACATGTTCCAGTATTACGTTATGGACAACAGGCAGAAGCTTGGACTGAAATTCTGAGGTGGTGAGTGAATGTTTAAAGGAATCATTTCGAAGTTAAAGGCGGTGATGCAGAAAATGGGGCTTGTTAAAAACATCAAAAGTGTATCGGATATAAAAGCAATTCCAATCGACGATAAGTTTTATCAGCAAATTGATACGTGGAAAGCGTTATACCAAGGTTATTTCAGCGATTGGCATGACGTTCATTACCAAACTATCAATGGGCGGAAGAAGCGGCGTATGGCGACGCTGAACATGCCTAAGGTGTTGTCAGAAGAAATGGCAACATTGATATTCAATGAGCGGTGTGAAATTAATATTTCTGATAAGGGACTCTCTGAAGATATTGGTGAGTTACTGAAAAAGAATAAATTCACCAAGAAGTTTCAGAGTTACTTGGAATACCAATTCGCACTTGGCGGCATGGTCGTTAAGCCGTATTTCGAAAACAGCCAAATCAAGCTTTCATATGTCACAGCGGATTGCTTCATACCCGTCTCGTGGAACAATGAGGGGATACTCGAAGCGGTGTTCACTAATCAAACAAGAAAAGGCAAGAAGACATACACACATCTTGAGTGGCATCTGTGGGAAGGTAAAACGTATGTCATCAAGAACGAATTGTACGAAAGTGAAAACACGTCTGACCTTGGAAAAAAAGTGCCTCTTTCGACGCTTTACCCAGACTTGGAAGATGAAGTCCCTATCGAAAATCTGAAGCGCAGCTTATTCGTTTATTTCCATCCAAACATAGCTAATAACATCGACATGACAAGTCCCTTAGGTATACCTATTTTCGCTAATGGGCTAGATACATTACAAACACTGGATATCGCTTATGATTCGTTTCAAAGAGAATTCAGACTAGGTAAACGTAGAATCATCGTACCTGCATCTGCTGTCAAATCAGTGGTGGATGAACATGGTCAATTGCAACGGTATTTCGACGCTGACGATGAAGTTTACCAAGCTATGGGCAGTGGAGATATGGATAACAATAAAATCCATGACAATACCGTTGAATTACGCGTCGAAGAACATATTGCGGCAATCAATTCGCTGCTCAATTTGTTATCGATGCAATCCGGTTTCAGTAGTGGATCATTTGCATTTGACGGAAAGAGCATGAAAACTGCAACCGAAGTTGTAAGTGAGAACTCCAAAACATTCCGTACCAAGCAGTCACATGAAAACGTGATTGAAGCCGGATTAACTGAGCTTATCGAAGTCATTGTTCAACTGGCGGAGTTATACGATGTGTTTAGTCGCCCGGCAGATGGCTATAAGGTTACCGTTACTTTCGATGACTCGATTGCACAAGACAATGCTGCTGATATTATTGAGCAGATGCAGCTGGTGGCTAGTGGTCTTACGTCGAAGAAGAAAGCAATCATGAAGTTGCACGGATTGACTGATGAAGAGGCTGACATGCTTTTGCAGGAGATTTTCAATGAAGAACGGCGCCAGTCACCGGAAATGAAACATATTAAGAGTGAAATCAGTTTGTTTGGTGAGAGGGAGTGATTATATGAAACAGTTCATAAAAGAGTACAAGTGGCAGAAGAGATGCTACTTAAATGGAACGAAAAGGTATCTGCTTCATAAATTCGGCATAATGAGTAGTCCATCTCTACATTTCGGCGGCGTTAAGACTTTTAAACTTGCAGATGGAGAACGGCGATCAAAAGTGATCAAAGGTGTTTTCTTTAGATTGTGGCATTGGAGAAAAAAGCTAGAAGAAAGCCGGTGATTGAATGGCTGAACGTCCAAAAATCACTCCACATCAATTAAACATGTACACATCCCAGGTAACTGATATCTATGTCGCACTCGAAGATGAAATATTCCAGATGATTGCCAAGCGATTAAAAACGCCACAAGAACTCGGCAAAGACTACGTGCTCCAATGGCAAGTCGAGAAGATGCAGCAGTTACGAATGCTTAATGCTGATACGATTGCCGAACTATCAAAAGCTACAGGGGTATCTGCTGATGCTATTCGTCAAGCGGTTGGCGACGTTGGATTTAAGACAATTGAGGGCATTGATGAAGAGTTGAAAAGCGTTAAAAAGAAGCTACCTTTACCTACTCAAATTGATAAAGTGCTTGAGAGTTTTGTGAAACAGACGTTCCTACAGATTGATAACTTTGTGAATCAAACGTTGATATCTACCAATTATGGCGAGGGTTCAGTTACTCGCATGTATCGAAAAATTGTTGAGGAATCGACTTCAAAAGTTCTGGCCGGTACGAAGACGATTAATCAAGCGGTTGCTGAAACGGTTATTAAGTGGGGCAATAAAGGCATTGAAACTTCGTTCATCGATAAGGGTGGCAACGTATGGACCATGGAGCGCTACGCAGACACCGTTATTCGTTCGACAGTGAACAATACTTACAATGAGTTGCGGCTATCTAGGATGGATGACTATGGTGTTGATTTGGTGCTGGTGAATAGCTATGCAGACGCTCGTGAAGCTTGCTCAATGATTCAGGGTAAAGTCGCTTCTATGAGTCAACCATCCGGGCATCCCGATTATCCAAGTATTTATGATTTCGGTTACGGAACTCCTGGAGGAATACGTGGTGTAAATTGTCGGCACATCCTCTATCCGTTTATCGAGGGCGTGAATACTAACAACCAGATTCAATTCGATCCACAGGAAGCATATGAGCGCGGCAAGGTTGTTCAACAGCAACGAGGGTATGAACGTCAAATCAAGAAAGCTAAACGGTCGCTTAATCTTGCTGAAACGGTTGGCGAAGCTGATACGATCCAAAAGTATAAGAATCTTGTTAGGTCAAAGCAAGCTAATATTCGAGAGTTTATTAATGAAAACAAGTTACCAAGGCGGTATGACAAGGAAAAAGTTTATTGAAAGGGGTGATTAAACAATGGCTAAATTTCGAAAAGAAACCGGTTGTGATTGAAGCTATTCAACTTAATAAACAAACAATCAAGGAAGTTCTTGTATTTGTTTACGGAGTTGAAAGTGTCACTACTTATGCCATTTATATGGTTCGTAGTGAAAGAAGTATTTTGATTCAGACGCTTGAAGGTGACATGCGAGGTGTTTTCGGTGATTACATCATAAAGGGCATCAAAGGCGAATTCTACCCATGTAAACCAGATATTTTTGAAGCTACCTACGAAATTGTTGAAAATGACAATGACTGAAAGGAAGTGGTCTTTATCTCGCTTTGCTACTGCGTATGTAGCTACAATCCAAACGAAAAGGAATGATTATATTGAATTTCGGACAAGCGATTGGAGCGTTGAAAGAAGGCAAGAAAGTAGCTCGTAATGGTTGGAACGGTAAGGGAATGTGGTTGTGGCACGTAGATTCATGGGGTGGCAATATTAAGAGTGCGTCGCCGGACCCATTCGTATATCTAGAAGCGTCCCCATTCATTGCTATGAAAACGGCGGATGACAAGGTAGTACCTTGGTTAGCATCTCAGACCGATATTCTTGCAGATGATTGGGAGGTAGTTGAATAATGTCGTTTAAAAAACAACAATTGAAAACTATGTTCAGTAGAGCAAAAGAAACCGATTCCCCATATGTGTTTGTAGGCATCAAAGCAGAAGGGGTTTCGGAGCTTATCGTAATTCCGAAGCAATCTTTTGAAGCGAAAAAAAAGTTCTACCTTGGTGCATACAGCGATGATTTAACCCATGTCATGAATAAGAATGTAATGATTACGGGATTGAGTTATGGCGACGCGAGCCAGATTCCGAACATTATTTAATCACCGTCTTTGAGCAATAGACGATATAAACAGGCTTATTTATTTTGTCTTTTATTCGTTCGGCATTAAAGAAACGAAAGGAAAAACACTATCCATATTGGAGGGCAAGAAAATGACTAAACAATATAAAACAGTGAATCAGCCACTTAATGCTGAAGGACTATTGAAACTAGATTTACAGACTTTCGCTGAACCACCTGCACCGGAAGAAACACCACCAGGAGGCGGAGAGCCACCAGTTCCACCGACACCACCTGTCGAATCAACCACGCCACCAGTGCCACCTAAATCTTTTTCACAGGATGACGTGAATGCAATTGCCACTAAACAAGCAAGGGAAGCGCAAGAGAAAATGCTCAAACAACTTGGTATTGAAGACTTCGATAACGCCAAGGAAGGGATGAAAAAGTTTCAAGAGTGGCAAGAGTCCCAGAAAACAGAAGCCGAGAAACAAACTGAAGCACTTAAGAATTTCGAAACGCAAAATGGAACACTTTCAAACGAAAATGAAACGCTTAAAGCGAGTCTATCGGCACTCAAAGTAGGTGTGTTAGCGGATAGCGTGCCAGACGTGGTAACACTCGCCAAAACTATGCTGAGCGATGAAATGGATATGGATGCGGCTATAGCTGCTGTCGTCGAAAAGTATCCTCATTTTGCACAGGTGACGCAAGAAGAACCGGGAGATTCTAAACCGAAATTTTCGAATGGCCAACATCAAACGCAACCACCATCTGATGCAGATAAGTGGTTAGCGGCATTCAAACAATAAAAATAGGAATTAGGAGTGATTTTTAATGGCTACAGTCAACTATGCACAGCAATATCTTCAAGCTTTACAACAAAAATTCACACAAGGATTATCGTTTAACGCACTTTTCAACACAGCAAACAACGCGAACATCAAATGGACGAGTGCAAAAACAATCCAAATCCCGCGCATTACAGTAGGCGGTTATGTAGATGTAGACCGCGATGTAGTCGGTTCCTTCACGCGTCGTGCTGATAACGATTGGGAGCCGAAAACAATTGAACACGACCGTGAATTCCGCACACTCGTTGATCCGATGGATATCGATGAAACGAACCTCGCTCTATCAATTGCTAACATCACACGTGTTTTCAATGATGAAGAAAAGTTACCTGAAATGGACAAGTACGCGGCGTCAAAATTGTTTTCTGAATTTGGGACATATGGCGGCGTAGTTGATGACACTGCACTAACATTATCAAACGTCCTAGATGCATTCGACACATTCATGATGGAAATGGATGATGCTGAAGTCCCGCAAAGTGGACGTATTCTTTATGTGACGCCGGCCGTCAATAAGTTACTGAAGCAAGCAGATAAAATTCAGCGGTCAATTGATGTCGCGGGTAACTCTGGAAACGTTAATCGTAATATCTACTCTCTAGATGACGTTGCTATCACTATGGTCCCGTCTTCTCGTATGAAAACAGCGTACAACTTTACTGATGGGGCAGTCGTGGATGCAGCAGCAAAACAAATCAATATGATTCTTGTACATCCATTGTCAGTAATCACACCACACAAATATGATTTTGTGAGTTTGGATGAACCGTCTGCTACAACTGGCGGTAAATACCTGTATTACGAGCGTGCATATTGGGATTTGTTCGTGGTAGAAAAGAAAGTGCCAGGAATCATGTTTAACGTCGAAGCATGACATAAGGGGCTTAATTGTCCCTTTCATTAATTATTAACTTGGAGGTAATCGAATGAGTAACGCAGTGAAAATCCGAAAGAAAAACCGTATTCTACATGTGGAAACAGATCGATTGGTAGGCTTTCTAAACCAAGGCTACGATCAAATCGATGAAGACGGAAATGTAGTTAAACGAGCTACTGGTGGTCGTACCGTATCGCTTCCTGAATACAACAAAGTCGTTGATGAAAACGAAACGCTTAAAGCAAAAGTAAAAGAACTTGAAGCGACATCAAAAAAAGTTGAAACACCCAAAAAGTAAGGCGGTGATTGTATGCCATATTTAACGTATAGCGAATACAAGAGTTATCTCTTTGCTGAAGTGGATGAAATTGAATTTAATAGGTTGCTAATCCGAGCAAGTGATGTGCTGGATAACGTCACTAGTGATTTTTATCAATTGAACGTATTGGAAACGGATATTCCGTTCAGACGAAATAAATTCAAAAAAGCGGTTGCCTGTCAAATTGAATACTTTAACGAGTTGGGCGCCACTACATTCGAGGGCATCAACAACTCGCCACAATCGTTTTCAGCGGGCCGCACTAGTGTATCTAATGCAAGTCGATACAATCCCGGCGGAGCAAATGAAAGTAAGCCGATTGCGGCGGAGGAAGTATTCATGTACTTGACAGGAACGGGGCTACTCTACACAGGAATTGGTGTGATGTCGCGATGATGCCTAAACCACCAGCTAAATTTTGTGTAGATTCATTCGTGTACAAAGAAAAAGTAGGCGAGAATGGTTATTCAGAACCCGTCTACGCTAACCCTATCATTATCAGCAATTGCCGAATCGATAGAAGTACAGCTTATACGTCAACAACCTCTGGAAAACAACTGTTATATAGGGCAGTTGTTTTTTGCTATGAGGGAATAACGACACCGATGCCTGTGTTTAAAGTGGGCTCAGCGCTGTACTTTGACGGACAAGAACACACAGTGAATGATGTTATCCCGATTCTCGAAGCCTACAGCACCACTATTTATTCGTATGAATTAGAGGTGGTCTGATGACTCGCGTGACAATCAATTTAGATGGAGTAAAGGCTCGGATTAGTCAAGAAGCCATGAATCGTGGTCGTTATGCTTTGGCTAACCAAGCGATGGCTGATATGAATCAATTCATCCCGATGCTCAGCGGCGACTTGCGGATGACCGCTACAATCGACATTGACGGCGGGGGAATCAACTACAACACGCCGTATTCGAACAAATTGTTTTACATGTACATGCACAATTACACGACGCCAGGGACGGGCCCACGATGGGACTTGAAAGCTAAAGGTGCTTTTATGTCTGATTGGATTAATGCGTTTACGAGAGGAGCTGGATTGTGATGGACTTCATGGAAAGATTGTGCGATAAAATTAACTCTTTCCCCGGACTGCAGATACCGTGCAAGCTTGGTTACTTAGGGGCGAGTGAATCATTCGTGTTGTATCCATTGCCCGGCTCCCGAGTGACGCAAGAATACATGGATGGCACGACTGACCAGCAATTAAACTATGAGATAGCATTTAAGTCCAAATTTCAAAACAAAATAAACGATACTCTCTGGTCGGTACAAACAGAACTGGAGAAAACGAAGAAGATAATCAGTGGTAACGGTTCTTTTGAATTCGACGAGCTGGTTATCACCAACAAACCATTCATAAATCAGATTGACGAACAAGGGTGGTTTGTTTTCTTATTAAACGTTCAAGCAAAAATAACAGTATTCAAGGAGGAAAAATAATATGGCTAGAGAAAAGAACGCACTACGGGGGCATTTCATTCAAGCATATGTACCAGGGGTTGAAGCGGCAACGGAAGAATGGTTAGAATTAGCGAAATACATTTCATCAATCTCTGATGACACGAGTGAAGAAACGGAAGACACGGCGTTCTATGATTCTGACGGTACGCCAGAAACGTCTGTAATCTCGGTTGCGGGTGCTTATTCTGTCGAGGGGCAATATGATCCTACAGACGCGGCGCAAGAACTTATCGCAAACATGAAATACAAAATCGGCGAAGGTCGTAAAGTTCACCACAAGATTGTTTCTGCTACCGGAGTTAAGCAATGGGTCGGTCGCGCCACTGTAACGGCTATCGTTGCAGGATCTGGCGACGCATCTGCTTATGAGACATTCTCTTGTAACATCCGCTTTGACAGCATCCCTACTGAGTCAGTAGTAGTCGAAATACCATAATAGCGCACCAATAGCACAAAATTAATTAAGGGGATGTCCGAATGGGCATCCTTTTTCCATTTAATTAAAGGAGGAATACGCATGTCAGAAGTAGTTAAAATTGATATTCAAAGGACAGGCTTTCCAATTAAATTAGGAACGATTGAACTTTGGTTTGATACCTCGTATGAAAACTTGCTAACATTTTTAAAAGTCGAAGAGTTGGCGCAAGAAAAGTTGAAAGAGGCACAAGAAAAGGCTCAAACATTACATTTTCCGGATGAAATCAACATGGAGACGCTAGATGCTGATATGGTAACTGCGGCATTTGATGTAAACAAGACATTCATAGGCGCTCAGTATGACATCATTTTCGGGGATGGAACATTCGATCAGTTATACAAAGCGCATCCGGACATTGCGGCATTGGAACAAACACTAGAAATCGTAGGTGTAGCGATAGGCAACAAACTAGAAACGATGGAATCCGAACGAGCAGCTGTAACTGAGATAAAGAAAAGTGGATATCTAGTGAAGAAAGAGAAAAAGACAACGAAAAAAGTAGTCAAATAATATGAGGCTGAATGACCCGTTAATTACCTCTTTTATATTTGATAACGTTGAGTATCAAATAGATTTGTCTTTTGATACCGTACTGGATGTATTCGACGTACACGACGATACGGGTTTGATGGAGTACGAAAAGGCTGAAATATGTTTAGCCCTCCTATTAGGGGAAGATGTTGAATCCACGTCGGAACTTTGGAACCATGTGTTTTCCGAATTCATCCAAGTAGACAATAAGCAATCTATTGAATATGACCGCAAAGGAAACCCAATGCCGGTCCAAAAGGAAAATAAAAAAACTATCGACTTTGACAAGGATGCTGAATACATATATGCGTCCTTCCGGCAGGCTTACAACATTAATTTGTACCGTGAACAGGGAAAAATGCACTGGGATGAATTCGGAGCGTTATTGAACGGATTGCCAAGCGACACCATAATGCAAAGGATAATACAAATTAGATTGTGGGAACCTTCGAAGGATGAAACTGGTGAATACAAGCAATCGATGCGCGATCTACAGAAAATATACGCGCTAGAAGAAATAGAAGAAGAGTAAATGTGAGTCGTCCATTCGGGCGGCTTATTTTTTATGTCTTTTGGAAAGGAGGAATCAAATGGCGTCAGATGGCTCGATAAGAATTGACATTATCATTGATGGAAACCAAATAACGGCGGCTTCTGCTGCATTAGCAGCATTGGCGGCCGCAGCAAATAACGCCGGAGGTCAAACTGATTCGTTAACTCAGAACACAAACAGAGCATCTAGCGGCATAAGGGACATGGCGGTATCAATCGGACTTGTAGCGGTTGCATCCAAAGCCTTCGACGTGTTGAAACAGGCATTGGGTGGAGCCGTTTCGCGCTTTGATACACTGATGGGTTTCCCGGTAATAATGGAACAAATGGGGTTCAGTAGTGAACAGGCTACTAATTCTATTAACAAGCTTTCTGACGGCATACAAGGTCTTCCAACGACGTTAGATGGCATAGTCAAGAACACGCAAGGAATCGCAATACTGACAGGCGATTTGGACGGCGCGACAGAAACCACTTTAGCATTAAATAATGCATTCTTGGCGAGTGGATCAGTTGCGGCGGACGCTGAACGCGGACTCACTCAATATGTGCAAATGTTATCAAAAGGATCTGTAGATATGATGTCGTGGCGTACACTCCAAGAAACTATGGGATATGCGCTTAAAGAAACCGCAACGGCATTCGGGCTTGTGGATCCAAATCAATTATATGATTCTTTGAAGTCGGGTGACATTACGTTTGACGCATTCAACGCTAAATTAATAGAGTTAAACGGCGGCGTAGGCGGGTTTGCTGAATTGGCTAAAACAAGTAGTGCGGGTATTGCTACTTCAATGGGTAACTTGAAGAACACCGTAATTGTCGGTGTGGCCAACATGATTATCTCATTCGATAATTTGTCGAAGACGGTCACGGGAAAAAGCATTGCCGAGAATCTTGATGGTCTGAAAGTTGTCGTGAAAGCGGCATTTAAAGTTATGGGTACAGCTATTGAGGGCGCGGCTCCTGTAGTTATCGCATTCGCTTCTGTCGTGCAATCGTCAATTCCGGTTGTTCAGGCATTGATTCCGGTTATCGTCGGCTTAGTTGCGGCATACGCAACGTTCACAGTAGTCACGGCAGCAGCGGCGGCTATCAGTCTAGCACAAGCGGCTATTTCGGGTGCGCAAACCGCAACTAGGGCACTGACGATCGTTACGGTTGCCCAAACGACAGCTCAAATGTTATTAACAGGGGCGACACAAGCCGAAATAGTCGCCAGACTCGCACAAACATCAACGATAAGCATAAGCACATTAGTTATCGGAACATTAACTGGAAAGATCACACTTGCGACAGCCGCTACAGTATTGAAAACGGCTGCCACTTACGCGTGGGGAGCAGCATTACAATTCGCGATGGGTCCGATTGGTTGGATAACTTTAGGTATAGGGTTGCTTGTAACTGGCGTTGTCGCCTTGGTGAAGTGGTTCAACAGAACGACCGAAGAGGGCGCTAAGTTAGCTACCCAAACTGACGAATTGGCAAGTTCCACGCAAACTTTATCTACCGCTGTCGGGGATTCTTCAAAGGCGTTTGAAAAGAGTCAACAGAATATCGAAACTAACGCACTAGCATATTCAGAATTAGCGGTAAAGGTAGAAGAATTAGCAGCAAAAGAAAACAAGTCTGCAGAAGAAAAGAAAGCGCTGAAATCCTACGTGGATCAATTAAATAACAGCGTCAGCGGCTTAAACCTTGTATACGGCAAACAATCCGAAGCGTTGAATATGACCTCCGAAGAAATGGTGAATCGCATTAACCTCATGAAAGAAGAGGAAGGCTTGATAGCGTCACAAGAAAGGCTCACCGCGTTAGTTAAAGAGGAAATAGATACAGGTCTTCAACTTTCCGAAGTTAACGCATTGATAGCGGAAAACATCCAGTTGTACAAAGATGGCGAAATAACAAAGAAAGAACACAAAACCACTCTTGAAGGTTTAGAAGAGCAGGAAGGCAGTTTATCGGCAGCCCACACCAAAGCCGGAGAAGAACGAGTAAGGGTCGAGGGGCTAATCGCTGAATCTAGCGCTGCAGCGGCTACCGCAGCAGAGGAAAACATGGGTAGACAACTACTACTCTTTGACGCTTTACCTAAAGAATTACAAGAAACGGTCAAGTCCATGAAATCATCGTGGGACGACTACGCAAGTGCTGCGACTGACATGTTTGACACTATCAGCACAAAATCGACGGTATCTGTAGGAAAAATGACAAAGAACCTCGAAGAGAATCAACGAATTATTACTAAGTGGTCAGAAAACATTGCTACACTCGCGAAACGCGGCATTGATGAGGGCTTGCTCAATACACTACGCGAAGCTGGACCCGAGTCAGCAGGACACGTTAATGCGCTTGTTAAGGCTTCTGATAAAGAGTTATCTAAACTGAGTGATGCATTCTCCAAAGGTGGAGATGTCGCTACTAAAGCGTTGAGCAAATCGCTCGGCATCGAAAATACCGGCATCATGGCAGAGGTCGGTCATTTAGTTGTCAACACCGAAAGGGCGTTGGCAGATCAAATTAAAGATGCGGGCTTCGAGGCTGTCGGCGCTGCTATACCCGAGGGCATGGTGAAAGGCGTAGACGGGGCTAAAAAGGATGTCGAAAAATCAGTAACGGATATGGCGAAAGGTACTGCCGAAGCAGCTAAGAAAGAATTGAAAGTTAACAGTCCATCCAAAGTATTCGCTGATATTGGTGAAGGTGTACCAGAAGGAATGGTTGTTGGAGTTGATAAAGGCGCACCAAAAGTTATTGAATCTATGAACAAACTGTTTAAAGCAATGTTACTCCCATTCGCTAACATCTCTGCTGAGTTCCAAAAGATTGGCGGCTTTGCAGCTGAGGGAATGAACATTGGATTGAATAACGGCGCACCAAAAGTTATGGCTACCGCTAGGAATCTAGCTAATAACGTTGCTGTTGAAATGAGAAAAGCCTTGGATATCAATTCACCGGCCGGCGCAACTATAGCAATCGGTGAATTTACTGGCCAAGGTCTTGCTATCGGTATTGAATCGACTAAAGAGCTGGTTAAAAAAGCAGTTAACGTCGTCAGTAGCGTAATCAAGACGACAGCGAAAAGTAACGCGGCAGAAGTTACGAAGATTGCTGCTGAAGCCGAGAAGAAGCGCACGGAAATACAGAACGATTACGCAAAGAAGCGCGCTGAATTAAATCGCAAAACGTCACAAACTTCGCAGTCAGCATTAAAAACACACAAAGACAAAAAAGGAAAAATCGTTACAACGGGCGAGCAAAGAGTCCACACTATCCGCGCTAACGCTTCTGCAGCATTATTGAAACTGAATGACGACGAACAAAAGAAATTATCTAAAGTTAATGAAAAGGCATCAAAGGATATGCAGAAAAAAGAAGCGGATCTTTTAAAGAAACGCCTAGACGCCTTGAAATCCTACGTTGCGGACAAGAAATCCACCGATCAGTTATCACTTGAATCCGAAGCGGCTATATGGAAAGATGCTGCAACACGTTTCAAGAGTGGAACGAAAGAACGGATTTACGCTCAACAAGCATACAACAAAGCTACAGACGGCATTTACAAAGAAAGACTAGCGTCTATCAAAAACTTTATCGCGGATAAGAAATCAACAGAAGGTTTGTCTGTAATTGAAGAGTCTGAAATATGGAGATTGTCTATTGGTGTATTCAAAGAAGGGTCAAAAGAACGGATAGAGGCTCAAAAGAATTACCAAGCGGCGCTAAAATCTATCAATGATGACGTATTAGCAATAAACAAAGACTATCAAAATCAAATGAAGCAAGTTGACGACGAGTACGTTAAAGAGGCGGCCCGAGTTAACAAAGAATATGATGACGTCTTTGAGAAAAGATTTTCTTCATTCATGGCTATAGCCGGGACATTCGATGCCTTCAAAGCGGAAATGGTTCGAACGGGACATGAGTTGATGGAGAATCTGCAAAGCCAGGTAGACGGTATTAAGAATTGGCAAGCGGAATTTGAGAAGGTGTCTAAGCGCAATATTGACGCCGACTTACTAAAGGAACTATCTGATTTAGGAGTCAAAGCTTTGCCTGAACTTGTGGCACTCAACAGCATGACTGATGAACAACTTACGAAATATAGCGGGTTGTATCAAGAGAAAGCGCGACTAGCTAGGGAGCAAACCACGAAAGAGTTAGAAGGCACACGGAAAGATGCTGACAACAAACTACTCGAATTACGACAAACTGCAGACGCGCAATTAAGCAAGTTGCAAACTGAGTGGATGTTAAAAATCAAGAATCTAACGTCCACAACCGCAAGTGAGTTGTCATCACTCAGACAAATCGGTGTCGATGCAGGACAGGGGTTGCTAGATGGATTAGGCAGCATGGAAGGTCCTTTAGTTGATAAAGCCCGGGAAATTGCGGATGCAATTAAGTACGAAATGTCGAGAGCCTTAGACATCCACTCACCGAGCCGATGGATGCGGGATTACATTGTCGGTAACATGGCAAAAGGCTTCGATGTAGGGGTAGATAAGAATAAGGCGTTTCTGATGAGGTCTGCTGACCGTTTAAGCACATTTATGAAGCCGGAACCTATTGTAAACTTACCGGGATCCAGAGCGATGTCAGGAGTCAATAACAACACTAGTAACAGGTATGAGATTGACAAGTCTAGGACGTCACACACACAGGTCACGGTGCAATCAGAAGGGGACAAGCAAGACCTCGAAAGAATGTTCAGGAGGATGGCGTTCGAGTCTGGTTTATAAGGAGTTGATGAATTGATAACAAACTTAAAGATAACAAACAAGCGCGGCGAAGAGTTTGAGTTTGGACACCAAAACCGGATAACGAAAGGTCTAAATTTGAGTGGCCTAATCGCTGACGTGAACTTCTCAGCGGGTTCCGGCGCCGGGTCTAAGTATCAGAACACGCGCCTTTCGAACAGGGAATTCGAAATAGAATTCATGATGATGAAAGCACAATACGACGAAGTTCAGATGGATGGTAAGCGCGGGGACTTGTATTCCATATTTAATCCTGAGTTAAACCCCTTGCGTCTTGATATAACAATGAGTGACGACAAAAAATACTATCTGGATGCCAATCTACAAAGCACTCCAATAGTTCCACCAGACAAAGCGACAAACAATAATGGAGCGTGGCAAAGGGTACTGTTGCAGTTCCTCGCCACGGATCCTTACATTTACGAAAAGGATTCTCGCAGGGTTGAAATAGCGGAATGGATCGGGGCGTTTGAGTTTCCTTTATGCATCGAGTCGGGGGTAGGCTTTGAGGTCGGTTATAGGTCACAAAGCATGTTCGTGGACGTTGATAATGCAGGACAAAGCAAAACGGGTATGTCGATAACGTTTAGGGCATTGGCAACCGTCACACATCCGGCGCTGATAAATGTGGAAACGCAGGAAGAATTGAAGTTGAATATCACAATGACAAAAGGCGATGTAGTTGAGGTATCAACTTATGACGGAGCGTTCGGAATAACCCTAATTCGTGGCGGCACACGGAGCGACGAATTCAACGCAATTGGCTTGTATAGCACTTTCCTGCAATTAGAACCCGGAAACAACGTCTTTAGGTATGATGCCCTTTCTGGTGTGGACAATATGGAAATATCGTTAACGTATCGTGCTAAATCTGTGGGGGTGTAGTGGTGTTTCTGAACATATTCGATGAATCTTTCAAGAGATTAGGAGTTATCGACGTCTACGAAGACTTAGATTTCACGACAAACTACCACAGTCACAGTCTGCTAGTTGCAACGATAGACGCTAGTCGACAAAACATTAAACACTTTGTAAACAGTAACGAGTTACGCATACTAACGAAATCAACCGATTTAAGTCGTGGCTATATCGTTGATTATGCAGACTTCAAAGATGGAACCAAAACTGATCTGATGATAATAGCTAAGTCATTAAGTGTCATGCTGAATTGGCGCATGATCGAGAGACAACAAGTTTTCACAGGCAATATTGTTAGTGTCATAAATAAATTTGTTGAACCATTCACAATGATGAGTCAAAACGTAAAAAGGATACTTCCTAACTTGGTGATAGGTTCCTCAGAGTTTATCGATATAAACATTGAAGCGGCATATACAGACAAACCGCTAGATGAATCATTGTGGGACATATGCGTAAAAAACGAGATATCTTATGAAATACTCATGAATCACGAAACTAAGAAATATGAGTTCATCGTATATTCGGGGAAAAACCGTTCGACTTTACAAGGGACAAACCCCCACATCATATTTGCTGCCGTCTTCGGTAACGTCATATCTCAATCCTATTTGGACGACAAGAGCAATTACAAGAGCACTGCATATGTGGCTGGCGAAGGTGAAGGTGTCGTTCGTAAGGTTTTAATAATCAATGATGAAGCGTCCGGATTTGCCCGTCGTGAGGTGTTTTTCGATGCGAGAGATTTACAATCGAAATACACAAATAGTAGTGATACAGAGGTGACGATGTCACCCGCTGAATATGAAGCGTTACTGAGAGAACGTGGTCTAAATAAATTGGCGGACTACCCGCACATACAAACTTTTATTAATGAAACAGATGCAACGTCTCAATACATTTACGGCCGAGATTATTTTTTGGGCGACGTAACAACTTCAAGGAATGACAAACTAAGCTTGATTACACATTCGAGAGTTGTAGTGGCTAAAGAGAACTACAATAAAAGCGGCTACTCGTTGAAAGTTGAATTTGGTGTAGCAATTCCAACAATCTTCGAGAGAATAAAAAAAGAAATCAAAAACGTCAGTGTTGGATCCTCGGGCGGTGGTGGCGGTACTGATGTTACGAGTGTATCTCAACTGAATAACGACTTAGGGTTTATAACCGAAGAACAAATAAAACAACATGTCCATACACAAATTTCTCCTAGTTCTACATGGGTAGTCTCACACGGCTTAAACAAATACCCTACTGTCACTATTACGGATAGTGCAGACAATGAAATACTAGGGGATATGAGGTATCAAGGGCCGAACTCGATTGTCGTTACTTTCGGATTTCCGATAACAGGCAAGTTGATATGCAGCTAAAGGAGGCAATTAAATGAAAGTATTATCGGCATTAGACCTCGCGAAAAACGAACTACAAAACGCCGTTATTCAAAACCTAACAACTGCACCAACAGGTCCAAGTAAAGGACAGATTTACTTTCACGCAACGGACAATAAATTATACGTTTACAACGGTACTACTTGGGTCGATGTAACTCTTGTATTTAGCAACCAGGCGATCTTGGCAGCTATCACGGAAGCATATACAACAGCAGAAAAAACAAAACTTGCGGGAATTACTGCGGGTGCAAATAACTATGCTCACCCTGCAACGCATCCACCATCAATCATTTTACAGGATGCGAACAATCGTTTCGTTACTGATGCAAAAATAACAGAATGGAACGCTAAAGAAACGACAACAGGTGCACAGGCGAAAGCCACAGCTGCACTGACTGACGCTAAAACCTATGCAGATGCTAAAGTTGCCACCTTGTTATCGAACGCACCTGCAGCTCTCGATACGTTAAAGGAGCTAGCGGACGCCCTCGGGAACGATGCGAACTTCGCAACGACAATCACGAACAGTTTAGCATTGAAGGTTAATAAATATGCTATAGCAATCGGCAACGGGACTGCAACTTCTTTTGTGGTTACCCATGCCTTGGGAACTCAAGACGTGACGGTGATGATCAGAGAGAACGTAGCTCCGTTTGCGATTGTGTACGCAGATATTCAAGCTACTAGCACTAACACAGTTACGGTACTGTTTGCTAATGCTCCGACATCGAATCAATACAGAGTCATCGTGACAGGATAGGGGGTTAAGTTTTGAAATTTATAGGGCGTGATATGACAAAGAACAATGTCGAAGTTGAAACGGTGGTAGGGGCGCAAGACAAAGTTGATGCGGCAAAAGATTCTCCGACGTTTACAGGCGTACCGAAAGCACCCACAGCGGCAACAGGAACCAATACCACACAAGTAGCGACCACAGCTTATGTACAAAATGCGGTTGCGGTGGCGGGCGATAACACGTTCGCGCACGGTGGTAAGGCCTATAAGTATTCATTATCCCTCAATTCAACGGGTGACGGTTTGGTCTTCGGTTACGAAGAAATTTAAAAAAAGGCGGTGAAATAGTGTCAATTATCAGTGGTTTTTTTGACAGTGTAAATAAAGACAGAGTGTATAACGCAGAATTTTTAGCAACGTTTCATTCGGCGCTTGTTGGAAACGGGATTTATCCAAACCCATCCAACAACCTACAAGTGGTTGAAAGAACACTAATGACTACGACTGTTAAGGTAGGAAAAGCTTGGATTAATGGACACTTTATCATCAACAATGAAGATTTTGTGATACAGCATGATATGGCAGATGGTGCATTAAGTCGTATTGACCGCGTTGTTTTGCAGCTGGACACAGCAGGAAGAATGATTGATATCGTAGTTAAAAAAGGCGCATTTTCAAGCAATCCAGTTGCGCCAGTCATTTTAAGGAACGTAGACTTTTACGAGTTAATACTAGCAGATGTCCGTATCAGCGCTGGGCAGATTCGGATTATCCAGTCAAACATTACTGACCAACGTTTGAATAAAACGTTGTGCGGAATCGTACACGGTTACATTGACCAGGTAGACACGACCACTATATTCAACCAATATCAATCATGGTTTAATGACTACAGCGTGACCAAAGCTAGCGAATTCTTAACCTGGCAGAATCAAGTCACCACAGCGCTTGAGAATTGGGTTGATGCACAGCAACTAGATTATGATGCGTGGAGAAAAGCGGAAGAGAAATTATTTCAGTCATGGTCACAAGGCAGAAAAAATGGCTTTGACGCATGGTTTGAGACAGTGAAGGATGTATTGGACACCACAGCAGACGGAAAACTTTTGAACCAATTGAATGATCATAAGGACGCATCTATGCCTCATGTTTTCTTGGATGCGACCGACAACAAAATATACAAATACGGATTTAAGACCAATTCTACCAAAGATGGTCTTATTTTTGTTTTTGAGGAGGAATTATAATGCCAGAAATTCAATTACCCACTAAGAAGACACAGGATGAAATAAAAACAGTAGTAGATAACATAAATACAGTTTTACCTACCGTTGGAAAGATTTTAATAACTAAAGTATTCACATCAAATGGAACCTTCGTTGTACCGATAGGAGTTACGGAAGTTTACTTAACTGGTGGCGGCGGTGGCGCACACACTACAGCAAGTGATGGAGGAGCTGGTGGTGTAACAAGCTTCGGGACACTAAAAAGCATTTCTGGCGGAGCTGGAGGGAAAAATGGAGCTAACGGAGGATTAGGCGGTTCACGCGGCGGATTAGGCGGTGTAGCCGGACAAGCTGGTACTAAATTCGTAGCTGCAAGTTTATCTCCAAACGGAGCTGGTGGTAATGGTGGTGGTTCTGGATTTTATCACGCTGGAACTGGCGGATCCGGCCCTTCATTCAATAGAGTTGGTATTGCTGGGTCATATTGCTCCGGTGGTGGAGGCTCTGTAAGTAACAATACATCAGCTGTTGAAATTGGCGGCGGTGGCGGTGGCGGAGGTGATTTCATCATCGACTTTCCTGTCACGGTTACTCCAGCGCAAATAATCAACATTACGATAGGAGCTGCTGGGATATCCGGATACACGGGCTCTGCAGCTGCCGGAGCCGGTGGACCTGGAATATTAACAGTTAAATGGTGGGAGTGATAATATATGAAACTTTACGCACAAATCTTATATAACAGAGCGCATTGGATTTTTGAATCAGAAGAACGACCAGAGTACGACGACTCTATTGTCCTAGTTGATATTACAGGGAGAGGCGATGTTAAAGAAGGTTGGGACTACGATTCCAAAACAGGTGTATTCACCGAGCCTGTTTACGAACCTGTTGAACCCATTGAGCCACAACCAACCCAGGAAGAAATACAAACACAGACACTATTAAACACTGAATACCTGGTAATTATGTCCGAACTAACAAACCTATAAAAATGAAAATGGAGAGTGATTTTAATGATCTTTACACTTTGTAAAAACGTAATTAACGACGGTAGTTATGAATACCAGTCAATGCTCAACAAAATTGATGTGTACTTGCTAGGCAATAGAATTGCAGTAGACCAATATACAGTATTAAAAAACATGATGGATGCTCAACAGGTAACAGAGTAAACGCGGCTTAGGCTAGCGTTATTTTTTATGTCAAAATCGGAGGTCACACCATGAAGAAACGTGGGCTTCAAAGGAAAAAGTTCTTAAAACGTGTTGAGAAATTAGAAAAGAAATACAGGATTCGAATTTGTTCCATTGATGGTTGGCATGAGCTTAGTTATTATGATGTGCAAACTGGCACTGATGATTTGAGACGTGAGGAAATTATGAATCCTCAAAAATGAGATTGTTAATAATTGGGAGGTCCACACCAGGGCGTTCTTTTTATTTACTCAAAAATAATAGTGACAGGTATTGTGTTTCGGAGTATTCTGATAATGGGGAAATAAGTTTCAAAGAACTACCGCTGACGGATCGCCGTGTGCGATGAAAGTCGCCTGCATGGTGAAGGCCCTATCGAAAGCTGAGAGATAGAGAAGGTATAAGACGGGAATAGCAATAACAAATTGACCGCTTTAGAACTTTTTGACGGCGGGTCTCCTACATTTACCTTTGCCGATGATCCAGAATGGGTAAATGCCTTAACTGATATAGAATTATATGTTAATGGCAGTAGTGACAGACGAGAGCCAAATGTTATTAATATAGACGCATTTGATAGAATCAGCTCAAGTGAAATCGCTACTGGTAATTTAGTATATACTTCAGGTGTATCCATGAAATGGGTTTTCGTAGCCAATGGGTATGCTGATATCGTTGTAGAGGTGAAAATCCCATAATAATAATGGGCATCCTTCGGGGTGCTCTTTCTCTTTCTCAAAATAATAATGACAACCTAAATATTCCGGAGTATTCTGTTAATAGGGGAAATAAGTAATAGAACTACCGCTGATGGCACGCCGTATGCGATGAAAGTCGCCCGTACGGTGTAGGCTCGTTATAAAACCTGAAAATAGAGAAGGTATAAGACGGGAATAGCATTCAAGCACCAACAATTTCTAGTGTTCGTATATTTAAAGATGTGAATAATAATTATAATAAAGCAGAAATCCAGTTTTCACAGCCAATAGAAGATACAACGGTAGTACCTGGAGACTTTACGTTTTATAGTGGGAATGGATTCAATGGCTCGGAATTTACTACGTATCGCCATAATCAATCACAAACAGTTGATCAAGTGAATGATGAGTATATCACAATTGGATTTACGCCAAAGACAACTGTGGACCAAGTGCATTATACAAAAGGTTTTTTAAAGGGAATGAATGGTTTAGAAGTTGAAACACAATCAACTACACCTGTATTAGAATAGGATGTTGTCAATGAAGAATCAGCAAGCTATAGAGCGTGATTTGATAATTAATGAGCAAGAACACGCACTAAACATTATCGTTTCAGCGAAAGTAAGAGCAGAACAGATTGTACCACTTTTACAACGAATTCAAGAGTATTATGAGAAGTGTGAAAAAGATCTATACGTTCAGATAACTGAAACAGAGTTTAGCAAGGGGAATGATGAGGTACTACTCGGAAAATGGCAGCAAGACATATGCCAGCACATATTCATTCTAGATGCATTGAAAACAAAAGAGTCGCCAATTTTTCATCCTATGCATTTAAAAGAGAACTTTACAATTCATTCGATTCAAGAGTTAACACAGCATGAAGTGTCATCTATCCAACTCGGGGAGAATGTTTGGTTTCCGACGAGATATCATCCACTTCGTTATGAGACAATGGCACACAATAGTCTGATTTTACGTGATAATAATGAATTAATTGGTTGGTGTATTGGTGTTCATGCAACGCAGCAAATGTTGATGTATGATAATGTTTTCGTGAAGGAAAGATATCAATCACTTGCTAGAAGCTTATCGCTATTTTGGCATGCAATATCGATGCAAATAGAGCGAACGCAAATGCAATATTTAACCTTCGTGGTGGATGGTCAAAATGAGCGGATGCTGAAAGTCTTGCGAAACAAAGTACGTTTTCCGATGATTGATTATCAAAAAGTGACCGTGTATAAACTGAGTCATTAATTTCTTGAATCTGAAATTAATGGTTTTATTTGAATTTCAAGTGCCGACCTACTAACATCATTTGCGCTTTTTAGATTGCAATATTAGTTGTAAAAGCTGCAGATGGAACAATTAAAGAATATACAATTAAATATGCTTTATAATTAATTTAACCTCACCATTTTGGTGGGGTTTTGTTTTACGCATTAATTGAGAACGTCCAAATTCGGGCGTTCTTTTTCTTTACCAATAAACAGTGAAAGGGGAGTGAAATGAGGTATGCCGGACGTAACTATAGGATCATCTATGTTTGAAACGGTTAGACATCAAGGCGAACAAATTGATGTTCACGCCATAAAGATTGCGGAGCTACGAAAAGAAATGGTGTCGTAAAGACCAGTTACAGCGGTTTGTGGAGTTGGGAGCCATTTCCCCGGGGCAGTTCAAGGAAATCACAGACGAAGCTTTCAGCGCCTATTAGGACGTGTTTTTTTATGTCTTATGCTGTAATTGAAATGGGGAGTCAACCTCCCCATATTATGTTTAATTAATTATTATCGAGCCATTTTTAATGTGGCATTTGTGATGATTAGTAGCCATATGTTCGTTATTAGGATTTGGGTGTCTAGGGTACTTTCCTTTGATTAATATATTGTCTGATTGAGAAGTTTCAAACACAAAAGTTTCATTTGTATAACGCTTTTCAAGCATACTCAATATTTCGGCTGTCTCAATATCATAGTAATCCGTCTTATCATTTGAGTTTCCACTACATTGACCATAACCAAGAAACAAGTGGGTTGTTGTGTCAAGTGTTTTCTTGATGGCTTTTCGATTAGCTATCATTGCTCTGTCATATTCCAATGATGTTAAATTATGAATTAATGGATAGATATTTGTTGAACTAGGCTCATAAAAAGGATAAAGATTAAAATATCTTATTCGTTGGATATTAGGAAAATTTTCATAAATATATTTTGTTACAACATTGATTGTGTTATCAGAGTCAACATTATCAGCTGCACTTGGATTCATAAGAATACATGAAGCGATACCTCTCTTTAACGGAATTCTTAAAGACGTTCTAATCTCAACATTACTGTTCAGAGGTTTAATGCTTGCTTTAATTTTTTCGGTGTTAACTAGATTTGTATCATAATTTCTTTTACCCAAAGTATCACCTGCTTTTCCAATTGTAAAACAATTGTATACCACTGGGGAAATAATTCAATAGTACTATATTAGATATTGAGAAGTGACGTGAATCTATGCTTTCCATTCGGCTATTACACGTCGTAAGTGTAAATGAAGGATTCCTCCCTCTTTTGTCGAATCGTGGAATAGAAGAGGAGGTAATGAAATGACACTAGAAAAAAGAAATGAATTTTTGGAAAGAATTTACGACTTTCAAATGGAAGAGAAGAAAGACGGAGCACATATTAATGCTAAGAATAATGAGCATTATGCAGAAGAGTTAGCGATGGCTAAGTATTGGGAAGAGAACGGATGTATAGAAGTCTACGCGGAAGCATCAGGATTTTTTGAATTCAAACTGACTGCATACGGAACTGATTATGTAGAAAAAAACTTCATATAATTTTATTGTCAGAACGTCCACAGCGGACGTTCTTTTTATTTACCCAAAAGGTGGTGAAATAATGGGAGAAACGGAAAACATATTAATTGAAAAACTAACTGGAGTCATGACAGAAATAAGCTTGGATATACGTGAGATTAAAACAACTCTATCCCACTTCGGTGAAAAATTCGATAGAGTACAACAAGACATTAGCGAAGTTCGTAATACATCTAAAGAAAATGAACACGAAATCGAAACAATGAAAATTATGGTGAATACAATCGAGCACCGGTCAACGGAGACGAAAGAGGATGTGCAGATCCTGTTCCGTAAATTTAAAGAAAGGGATACCAAAGGTGATAATGACCGTAAATGGCTTGTCGGTACCGTTATCACAGTTGTTGCATTAGGCATTACCATTATAAGCTTTGCTATCAATTTTATTTAATAGGAGGAATTTCAGATGGATGACAAACTAAAACAATACATCGGGTTATTCGGAGGGTTGCTATCAGCAATCCTTTTATTTTTGGGTACATTAAATGTGGAATTTGAATGGTTCAATATGGAGTCAATCGGAGCGTTTGAAGGTGTACTGATTGCAGCAGTTCCATTTGTGCTACTTGTATATGGCGTTTACAAAAATACTTATGTGCTGTCTGAAAAAGCGAAGAAACAGGAGAGAGCACTTAAACAACGGGGGTTGAAATAAGATGGCATACACAATCGTCAACAGCTACATCCCTGGATCACTTTACAAACTAAAAGCGCCGTATCCCATGAAGCCAGAATATATCACTATTCACAATACGTACAACGACGCAACGGCAGCCAACGAAATTGCTTATATGACTCGTAACAACACAGTGGTCGGTTATCACGTCGCTATCGATGACAAGCAAGCCGTTCAAGCCATCCCATTTACACGTAACGCATATCATGCGGGAGATGGTCAAGGCAAAGGGAATCGGGCATCCATCGGCATTGAAATCTGTTACAGCAAAAGTGGTGGGACGAAATATGTAGCTGCAGAAGAAAATACCGTTGAATATGTCGCTCACATCCTTAAACAATATGGCTGGGGAATCGATCGCGTGAAATGGCATCGTGATTGGAGTGGGAAGAATTGTCCGCATAGGATCATTGAAGAAGGTCGTACCCAGTCAGTTAAAGACCGGATATCAGCTAAATTGAAAGAACTGAATAACCCAGCACCACCAAAAGAGGAGGTAATACGAATGTTCAAACCTAGTTCAGCAACGCTTAAAGCGGCTTATGAGCAGTTTCTAACAGGCGCAATTAAAGATGGCACGATTGCCGCTAAATGGCTCACGGACCTCAAGGCCAATAAACTATCACTTGATGACGCGCTTGCGCTTAAAGTTATTGTTGATCAGCGTAAGAAATAA